GTTTCTACCGTTTCCATTATATTTCTCCTTCTTCAATTATGATATAATATGTTTTTCTACCAAGCTCTACTCCTTCTTCCTTAGTAGCGTTACATTCTCTAATAAATCTTGTTGTTGCCCATGTAACTATATCTATAAATCCAGACATAATTTTATTACCACGGTACATAATAACTACGTATTTTTCTGGTTTATTTGGTAGTTCGCTTAATATGTTTCCTACAGTTTCCATTATAATTCGCCATCCTCACTTTCTTGTATTGCTGTACAGAAGTTTATATACATTAGTTCGAATGCTTGGCTATACAAACATTCTGGAAATAATGTATTACGTTCCAGTGATGTATCATACACAGCACATGAAGCGCGTAAATATTCTTTTATAGTGTTTATGTCTTCTGTTGATTCAATAAACTTAATTGTTGCGAGATAAGGAGCTTCACTGTACTTCCTGTCATAGCTACCTTCTTTGGTGTTTGTGTGGATATGTTCTATTGTTTCTTCTAACCATTCTTTAAATACTTTTAATACATATTCTCGTTTCATTTATTGTGCCTCACTTTCATCAATATCGATTCCTATTATAATCATTTTATGATAGGGTCGATTTATGCGTTTTGCTTCTTTTACAACGATACTAGGCGTAACGCATTCAAATATTTCTTTTGGGGTTCCAGAGAGAATGTTAATACCGTGATAAAATACAGCAACAACATCGATACTTTCTTTCATATGAAGTTCATATGTGTATTCCTTAAGTGTAGTATATTGCATTTCTTATCTCCTTTAAGGGGTTACCTTTATTACACTTATATTATAACAAAAGAAGACTAAAAAGTCAACTACTTTTTAGCCTTAATTTCAAATTTATCATTCATTAAAACCACACCGCCTTTTACTTGGTGCCCTATTAACTTTTGGTCAGATTTAAAGCCAACTTTGAAAGCGTCATAGGTTAATATATCTTTTATTTTGTCTGGCATTCCTGCGCACTTAACTTCAAGCAGATACATGCTTCCCCTTTCATATCCAAAGTGCGGCGGTTTTTGTTCTGCAAAATCTTTCCACGGCATACCGCTTTCTTTATGCTCTTTTTCATATTCTTTTACTTTAGATAACCATTTCTTTTTTTCTTTGTTTGTTTTGCATATAACTTTATCAATATAAGTTTTTTGACGTAAATATTTTGCTCCTATATTGTATGTTTCGACTTTCCAACAATCTAGGTGCGTATCATGAATTTTTATGCTTTTAGGTATATGCCATCCAATCATATGTACGCTGTCAGTATCAACATATATGAACCTGTCTTTTTCAGATTTATAATTTATATAT